AACCTGCTGGAAGTGTAATAGTAAAAGCACTTCCGCTATTTGCTATAAGTTGATCCTTGTCAACTGCCGTATACGTGCCTGTTTTTATTGCCCAGTCTGTGTAGGGTCTTCCACTATCAGGAGTTATTGAGGCGAAAGATAGAGTACCTGAACCATTCGTTTTTAAAAACTGACCATTCGAACCATCAGTTACATTTAAACGTGCAATATCTACGGAGTTATCAGCTATTGCGTCAGCTCCTACTGCGTCATCAGCTATTGCTGCAGCTCCTACTGCGTCATTATCTATTTTTGCAGCTGTAATAGCATCATTCGCTATTTTGCCTGTTGTAACATTTAAGTCTGTTATCTTTGCTGTTGTAATCGCATTTGTTGCTAAATCTGCCGCTACGATTGTGCCATCTACTATCTTTGCTGATGTTACTGTGTTATTGCCCGGTATTATACTTGAACTACCGTTTACCAGTAAATTTGTAGGACGATACTGAAAAATTTGTATAGTATTTGCATCTTCTACATACACTATCGGTTGAGAAATAACTGGCTCTGTAGTAACAAGCCCTCCTGCTGAAGACGCGCTTAAGTAGTACCACTGTCCAACTATAAGACTGTGAGAGCTTATTGTAAACCTTCCCGACTGTGCAACTACAAATGTATTAGTAGTTTTTTCAGTAACAATTCCAAGCGCTAAACTATTTACCGAGTTTGCTTGTGCCTTTGCCCAAGCACTTCCATTATGATAGATAGCATCTTTAACTACAAAACCATGACTATTTTGTGTAATTTCTGCCGTTGTACCAGCAGCACCCCCGATTTCAATTATAGCATTAGAGTTATCTCTAACGTATAACTTCTTATCGGCGGTGTTAATTGCAATTTCACCCTCTACAATGTCTGACGTTGTAGGAGCACCAGCAGTAAACTTCCGCTTTGGCTTAATTACCATTGCCATTGCTATCTCCTATTATGAATAAGTTCCGCCGTCTATAGTATTTGACCATGAAATCGTGTCAGAAGATGCTGTATATAACAACATTTTATCTGTTGATCCTCCACCATCTACTGCTGTGAGTACGTTTGCTGAATTTGCTGCAAGTATAGATCCTTTTGCAATTGCTGAAAGTCCTGTACCTCCATCTGCTACTGCAAGATCAGTAATGCCTGTAATTGATCCACCTGTAACAGTAATATTTGAGTCTTCAAGGTGGGCAACAAGAGTAGCTACTGCATATCCTGTTCCAGAAGGGTTAACTGTTGCAGCAGGAGCGGCTTGATTGTCTTTAAATAGTTTCCATTTTCCTGAATCAGAAGCATCTCTGAATAATCCTGAATATTTATCAGTGCCTCCTGTGTCATAGATACCATAAAGACCAATATCTATACTATCTGAAGAAGTATTTGCTTTTGCTAACTGAATTAAGGAGTCTTCAACATCAAGAGTAGCTGTATTAATAGTAGTAGTTGTACCATTAACTGTTAGATTACCCGCTATAACAACATTATCAGGTAATCCTATTGTTATTTCATTATTAGATACCGTGGTTTCAATTTCATTGGTTGTTCCTGTAAAGTTAATAGTTTCGCCAAGATTTACAGTATCATTACTACCCGAATCTGCCCCTATAAGAATAGTTGTTGCAACAGCAGTCCAAGATAAAACTCCCGAACCGTCTGTTTGTAAAAATCTACCATTTACTGCTTCTGCAGGAAGAGTATAAGTAAGATCACTATTAACTGTTGCAGGAGCTTTTATACCTAAATAATTGCTTCCATTTGCAGTTGCTTCAAAAAGTTTTAACTGTCCTTGTGCTCTAATCTTCCATTCATCTACAGTAGAATTGGCATCTAGAAGTAGGGCTTTACTAGCAGTTATATTTCCTGCTGTAACATCGAGTAAATCAGTAAAGAACTTACCACCGATAATCTCTGGAGTATCGCCCCCGCCGTTGACATGGCCTATAGCGAGTCGTTTACCGTAAGTACCCCCTGTACCGTACGCATAAAATAGCTCACCCTGTGCTACCGAAGTGGGTTTGCCAGTCCCGGTACTTCTTTTGATTTTCATTGTTTGAGCCATTTAAAACTCCGAAATATCCTAGTAGGATCCTGCGTCTATTGTGTCTGAGTCGGGTGAGATGTTTCCTACCATTATAGGAACCCATGCAAAGTTCCCAGAACTTGTCTCTCTATAGACTTTAAATTGATCGTCATCTGTGTCATACCACGTATCCCCTTCTTGTATATTCGAAGAAGGAGTACTTGTGCCTCTAAAATTCTGATCCGCTAGCTCTTCTAAAGCACTTTGTAGTGTATTAGATGTAATAGTATTATAAGGTACTACTGTTACGTTTGCTGCAGCAAGCTGACCCGGAGTATCTATGGGTATTGCTAATGTATATGCTTGAACTTCTGTAATATCGTCAGTTATAGTAACACTAATAGTATCTCCAGTTACAGCAACTTCTGTAACTTCTTCTGTAAGCTCCAAGGTAGTTTGAGTACTCATCGTGTGACTTCCGGTGTTATAGTTACGTCTCCCTGCAAAATTCTTTTAACAATAGCATCGCCTGAAGTGAAAATTTCTAAATCATATACATATTGTCCTGCAGGTAAGTTAGCAGTTTGAGTTGCTGACAGCTCCAATTTTAAAGTACCTTGAGCTGCATTAGTTTTAGTAACTGTAAAAGTAGCAGAAACAGAAGAAGCAGAGTGAGCCGTACGCAGCTGTGCTCGACCAGTATAATTAGTCAAGTTTAAAGCTGATCCTGCTTGCTTAATTGCCAAGTCAAGAGCAAAGCTAGAGCCTTGGTCGACTACTAAGTTATATGTTCCTGCACTCATAAGTTTTTCTCCATGGTGTAATTATAATACAATCCACCTCCTTAGTCAAGGTTTATTTTTTGAGGGTAAGAGCTATAATTTTCCTAATACTACGCGCGTATTACCAGATGCATCTGTTATCTTAATCTGTTGATTTTGTCCGTCTATGGTGACATTATTTCCTACCGTAATTTTATCTCCTGCATTTGTAAGCAAGGAGTTTGTACCCTCAAAAGAGCCTCCTTTTACGGAGCCCTTAAACTCTGCGTCTCCCGTACTTCCTTTAACTTTAAATTTAGGAGTATTAATTGTTCCATCTAACAAGTTAATAACAAATTCACCATTACCTACAAAATTAGTACCGTCTATCTCTGATGCTTCAGGGCTACCTCTTTTGATTTGTCCCGTGTTTATATACTCTCCTTGTATTACTGTACTTCCTCCCGCATTTTCTAAATCTGTAAAGGCAACAACACCATCAAACGAATGTACCTCTGTAACATTAACAAAGGTAAGATTACTGCCACTTGCTATGTCTCCTTCAGATTCGTTTTCTTCTGCTGAGAAAGTACAAGCATACCATTTTTGCGCAACATCACTAGCATTAAAAGGTGCAAAAGTTGGAGTTTTAAGTGCCCAACCATCTACAGTGTCTAAGAAGGAGCCTCCCTCTTGGAACTTATTGTCACTAAATCTAAAATTTATACTGCCACTAGGGACACTAGGAGGAGTAAAACTTCCTCCCACAGCCACAACTCCAGTTTGATAGTACAAAGTACCAGTTATTGATAATTTACCAGGAGCTCCTGGACCTCCTTCTACAAGTTGAGCTATTAAAATAGCGTCAGACCAGTCATTTGTAGCTATACTGGCGGTAGTATTAGCAGGAGTAGCTAAAGTTGTTGCTATCGCTGCTGCAGTTCTTTTATATAAATATTTATTAGTGCTATCAGGATTTGGAGCAACTGTTCTCCAGCCATTAAAACCTGTAACATTGCCAGCAGTATTCTGAGCAACTCCTGAACTATTTTTTAAAGTTCCATCAGAAAACTTATAAGTTAAAGCTTGGTTTGGTGTAGTTGTTGACCCAGTGCCAACAGTGCTTAGTTTAAATATTTCTACTGTTGCGCTACTGAAACCCCCAGGTCCTGGGTTTCCGTCTGCTCCTGAGAATTGTACTGGAGAGGTCCATTCAGTATTAAGAATTGTATCTGTAGTTCCTAAGCCGTTTGCAGTTGCTGCAACTACCCATATTTTTTCGTTTGTATTAGGAGTTTGTGGAGTTTTAAACCATCCCGTGCTTCCAATTTGTCCCGCCCCTGATATAACGCCAGAAGAGACTCCTGTAATTGTCCCTGCTCCCGTACCTGAGAGTGCTACTGTAACGGTAGGAAAAGAGTTTCCTACTGAGCCAGGATCGTCCTCACTATTTTTATATAAATATACCAGAGCTGTCGAGTTACCTTGTATACCCTCCCTTATTTTTCCTATAGAGAAAGTAGAAGTTACTTGCTTGCTTGTATTATCTGGATCAGACTTTTCTCTTGCAGTTACTGTAAAATCTATGGGAGTTGCAGAGTAAGTTATAGCACTACTACTGTTATGGACAGTAACTGTACGAGAATTATTTGTACCTGTAGTGAAAACACCTTCTTGACTTTGGTTTACTTGACTAAAACCACTACCTGTTACTTTAAACTCTGCCTCATCAAAATTAACGGCAGCCATAGTAAGTTGAATATTAGCATAAGTTGTAACTTGAGTATTATCTGCTTGGTATTGTAAGAAAGGGACAGGAGAATTAACAACTACAGATCTTCCTATTGCATTTAGGTCTGGAGTAATTTCTAAGAAAGTCATACCATTACCACTTATTCGATATTTTCCAGACTGGCCTGCACTATCATTCTCAGATGCGGTGTAGTGAACTGCACAAACTAAGAAATCTGTATCATAATCTATATCAAGTTCCTGTGTATGCATAGCTATACTTGCGCTTGTACTTCCTGTATACGCATGTGTTAGGTATGCAACGGTATCGCTTTCTACATAAGCAACTTTTGCCCCAAAAGTACCAATTCTTACAGTATCAGGTATTTTTAAGCTAGAGTTAAATCCTGAACCCGTTACTTTTCTCTCTCCTTGAGTTACTGCAACATTTCCTACACCTGTCCATATACTATCCGAATCCGCTATAAATTTAGTTCCATCATACCAATACTCTACTCCATATTCTGAGTCCCCCGCTTGTTTTAATTGTATTAGCTTAAGTGCATCAGCGTTTGGATTAGAAGCATCAAGTTTACTAAAATCCATGAATATCCAGCCCAAGTCTGAACCGCCCGTAGAATTTTGTTGAGGCCATTGTGCGTTTGCTAAAGGAGCTGTAGATATAGAATAAGTATTTGCATCTGCTTCTGTATTTCTTTTTCCTAGTTCTATATCTGTGAAGGGCGCTGCCACAAAAGAGGTATTTGTAAATTTTACAGTTCCTTTCTCAGAGCCAGAATCAATCATCATTACATCATTTGAGGAAAATCCTCCTCTTATAATTCCGCCTGTTCGAGGAAAGTTGCCACTAAATATATCTTCAACTTGTATTTTTGCTACTGCTGCTTCTGATTTTCTTCCTTTAGCGCTGACTGTTCTAATTTGAAAAACAGCAAATAGACCGTCAGGAACATTATTAAAACCTACCGAAGTTCTTTCTGCGGGTACAGTAAAAGTGGGAGGTCTTCCAGTACTTGAAGTACAGTTATGAGTTACTTCAAAATAGGATAAATGTTCATAATTAGAAGATACACCAGAGCTACCCACAGGATCGGGGGGATCCCAAGCAAGAGCTAGCTCTTCTCCGTCTTTTCCTGCCGAAGACATTCTAAGTATTCGTATATTTTTGGGGGCAGGTACGTCAGAAACACCTTCAGGTGAATATAAAGGATCGGGAGTATCTAAAGTAAAATCATTTTCAAGAACATCAAATTTTCCTGGCTCATACTGAACTGCTACTATTCCATACTTTCCTTTACTAGTTTCATCTATAGTCATTATTTTGAATTGCTTATAGGATGATTCTGTTATTACCGCCGTAGAAGTAGAGGTTTCTTTTATTGCCCAAATGGCCCCCACCGCAGGAGTCTCAGAAAAAGCTGAAGAAATAGGAATTGTATCTACTCCATCGTTTGTAGTCGCACTTCCTGTTGTTAAAGTTCTTTCTTCAACTATTTGAGACTCTGCATACTGCAATTCTATAGAGTTTCCAGAAGTATCTAACGCACTTACTATATTCTTATCGGTGGTATCTTGACTAGCATTTAATAATGTAACCGCACTTCCACTTTTCTCTGTTTGTGCTTCTGTAACTTCGTCTCCTCTTGTTAGAGTAACATCTCCTGACGATGTTTTAACAACTGCTCTATCTTGGTTCAAGAGTATCGTTCTTTTAGGAATTATCACAGCAATAGTATAATTAAATCCGTTTGCAAAATCTGATGCAACAGAACGATCTATGGTAATCTCAGAATTAGTACAACTTCTTATTCTACCACTAAAAGGCATCCTAAAATCTGCTTCATCATGAATATTTACTATGTCGCCCGGACTAAGAAATCCTGCATTTATTGAGGTTTCAAAGGATAAAACTTCTGTTTGATTTATAGCCGTCCATAATTTCCATCTACCATATCTTACTGCTTGGCCTTGGGAAGTACAACCATAAGCCATAGCTTTACTACTAACTATTTTTCCTGTTTTTATTTGATTTTCTCTGTCTTCTACTAGAAGAGGTTCAAGCTTATAGTCTGACTCTGGGTTATTCCAAGTAACAATTATTTGATTTGCTCGAGTTTTGTCTCCTGTTGACTCATATTTAAACTGACCATCAATAACATTAGCCTTAGAAAAAGTATAAATAGGTTCTCTCTTCTCATCAATAACTGCAAAAAATTTAGAATCAGACCAGTAAAGAATACCTCTAAAAATAGTTGCTATATCTTTCATAACTTTGAAAGCATCAGTAGCTTTTGTTAGATATAAGTTTGCAGTAAATCTAGGTTCTTGCCCTCCTTTTCCATCGGGAACTAGCTCATCACAATATCTTGCAATTTTATATAGAGAAAACTTATCAATATCAGTAGAACGTAAAAACTCTCCTAAACCATAGCGATTATTCGTAAGTATATCATAAAAAATCCAAGCAGGATTATCTGTAAAGACATCTATATCTCTAAAATTGCCGTCCCAAAATTGAGGCAGCGGATTGTTACTTCCATCTACTACAAGAGCACCCGTGCTTACATTTCTGTTATACTGTGCGTTGAGACCGTCATTCTCTTGCCGAGTCACATAATTTGAGGGAACTTTAATTTTTAATCCTTGACACTCGTAAGTTCTGGACGGTACGGATTGAAAAGATTTTGAGCTAAAAGAAACATTTGCCATTGCGGTGTATGGATAATTTAATTTTTCTTTGATTAATCCTTGTACTCCCGCAATTTGACTAGTTCCTACAATTTTATGTTTTCCTCCAAACACTTCATTAAGACTAGGCCATTGAACATGCCCATCATTAAAAGCATGCATTGTCTTTCTAGTAATTCGTATTTTGAACGCTTGAAAAGGTTGATACTGTTCTAAGTTTATTCTAAATTCAAAAGTTGTAGCGGAAGTATAAGTTCCTCCATGTGTGAAACAGGATAAACCGCCTTTTGAACCGTTTCCTCTAACGGTTTCATACACATCACCCGACCCTCTATTTATAGCTAGTTCAATATGGTATGCTGCACCTGAAGGCCATTTTTTATCCTTTCCACCGTCTTGAGTATATAAGCCGTTCGGGTATGTAACTAGAATTTTTACTTCATCTATTAGAGCTGCTTGTGACCCGCTTGCTGTTATAACTTTTGCATTATTTTTTTCTAGTGCGCCCGAAGGAAAACTAATAGGCACTGAAGAAACCCCTACTCCACCCAAGCCAGGAAGTGCAGGCTGAAAAACATCTCCAGGATTAAAAGTAAACCCTGCCCCCTCATATTTTTCTGTATCAGCTTGTGTATTAGAACCATAATCAGGCGCAGCACTGTGGGTTGTTATAGGTCTGGTAATTCCAAAGCTAAAAGTTCTAGGAGATCCTGAAAATAAATCTGAAGGAGGGGCGCTTGCAAGAGTTATAGTAGTCCCATTTATTGCAGAAATTTCTAAGTATAAATCAATGGTCAGTGTATGAACTGTAGTACCCCCAAACCCTTCGTTATCACCAACTGCACCCATAAGAGCCCATCCTGCAGTATTCACAAAAGTAAATGTGGCAGTTTGATTGCTAGTATTTACATTACTAAAATTTCCTGAAAGTTCATAATTTCTAGATTTTATAGTAAGATTTCCACGAACACCGCCATTTGTTATAGTTTCTTGCGTTGCAACATATGGGCTACTTCCTGCTGTAGTATTCATTGCAGAGGTAAAGCTGGCTCCTGCAGTTCTGGTTATAACTGTTGATCCCCCTCTAGGCATGTCAGGAACAAAACCACCCCCGCTTCCTTGGCCTCCATGATATTCTACACCTGCTGCAGTAACAGACATTGTATAAGCATCGAATATTTGTAGATATTTTTTACCATCTACAGCAGACTGCACATTAAAAGAATTTCCTTGTGAATCAACAGTAGCAGTTGTGCTACCAGATGTTAATGCAACTGTTGCACCCGCTGGGGCACTATAAACTGTTTGAGCCTCCGCTTCTAAAGAATCATTATTTAAAAATATACTACTTCCACCGTTTACTAAACCAGCGATAGGTCCCTCTGAAATAACATCTGAGATTGCAATAGTTTGCTCTGTAAAACCACGAGAAGAGTAGTTTAAAGAATCATTTTGAGGAGCATACCTACGTCTGTCAGTAGCATTTATAGAGGATTCGGACATTACGCTCTCCCTACAACAGTCGAGTTAGAAGTTACAGAAGCACCAGCGGAGCCCCCACCACGACTGGTTGCATATGTATTACTATAAGAAGAAACTCCTGATACTTCGAAACTTATAGGCTGCCCAGGAACTCTAAGTTGCCCGTATAGAACAGGTACAGGATCTCCTTCGATTACATTAGAAGCGGCCCCATTGAATAAATAACTTTCTTCTTGGTCTGAGTCTGTTGAAGGATCAGGTGCCATCATTTGCATAATACCTGCCATAGCTAAGTTTGTGGCAACCCCTAAAGCCATAAAAGCTGCGAATTTAGCGACACCAGTTAATCCAGCAAATTTTGCGAACAATGTAGTGCCCGCACCAAATGTACTAACTGCCCATACTGTAACAACAACTATTAGTATCGCTGCAAGAATTTTTCCTAGTGCAGACTTTGATCCCATAGCTGCAGGAGTAATAGTAATATCTCCCTCTCCTACTTCCATTAAGCACTCTTCTGCATACTCTAAATTATTATCTGCAACATCAATAATAAAACCTACATCTTCTTCATGACAGTCGATAAGATACTTTTTAAATGAGGGATGATTTGCTTCCATACATTTTAAAACATCTTGCACAGTTTCAGCATGGACTTGAAAGTTTGTTCCAAACTTTTCTCCCATTTCTCCCTCTAAATAAACATTACGCAACATATCTATACGCTCCTATTAAATACTTATGCCAAAAAGGATATATATTTTCTCTACAAGATAACCTATTTACTGCATGATGATAAAATATATCGTTTCCTAAATAAACTCCACAATGGTTGTTTCTCTCTGCTTCTACTTTAAATATAAGAACATCATTTTCTTGTAGATCTGAGTTTATGTCAATGGGCTGTCCGCCCCAATCTTTTATTACTTCTGCGGAGAAGTAATCAAGTTCTCCTTTTTCCCACCAATCATCTTCAAATAAGGCTCTTGGAGGTATTTCTATTCCTTTAGACTTTAAATAGTCTCTCATAGCCTCAAAACAATCTAGTACACCAAATTCATATTCTCTTCCATACAGATCTGTAAGATTTTTTTCTGGCTCAACCACTGTAAGGTCCATTTCAGGATAGCTAAATATATAATAAGGTATCCCTAAAGCATTGCACTGTTTTTTATCTGACTCTGATGGCTCTGATGAAGCATCAGGATGACTATGTACTATTCCAATAATATCTGTGGTACGAAGAAGTTTTATATATTCATTTGAATCAATTATAAAATCTTTATCTTCTTCTGCGACGTTTGTGCAAGGAAAAAACTTTTTCTTTCCTTTTACAACAGATAAAACTCCACAGCCTTCTCTTGGATATTCTTTTTTAAAATGTTCTTCAATTTCTTCTAAATTCATTATCTAAACTTCCTGCTCCCTGGAAAACCTCCAAAAGGTAACGCAGAAGAGCTATTTAGCTCTGCGTGTATAATTGAGCTACCCAAATCATAGCTGTTTCCAGTCATTCTAGGAACTGCTTGATATCGTATTTTGCAAGACTTTAACAACTTTCCACAAACATCACCTCTTACCCAAACAGACGGGTCTGTTCCTGGTGCAACATTAGTACTTGGAGCAATAGCCCTCCAAATAGTAACAGTAGGGTCTGTTTCACTATGATTTCCCGTACCATCCCCATAAGAAACGTAAGGATTTTTCTTAAAATCAGGAAAAGGAGATTCATTATTTATAGTATAAGAGGTTGAATTACTCCAAGCAGTAAAAGTTCTTACTTGCTGCCAAGTTGCGCTTGCTGTACTAGGTGTGTTTCCTTGATTGCTTGCTGCTTCGGATCTCCAAAAAAGTGTTTCATTATAAGAACTACCTGTATTTCTGTCTGTTTGAGCAACAGTCTGAGACACATAGTCACCCTTAGCATAAGAAGTAGAGCTGCTGTAAGCCCCCTTCCAAAAATCATTCGTGCTTCCTGTTAGAAGAGCAGCATTTACTATAGGCTCATCATCGCCGGTAAAATAATAAGTATACGTGTTATTTGCGTCTCTTATCTGCCCGTTTACTTTCCAAAAACACCCACTTTTTTTATTTGTTTTATCATATGCTTGATAAACCCAAGGACAGTATTTACCTATAACGGCTCTTCTTGGGATACGAGTACCTGCTAAGTCCATCGGAGAAGATAGTTCTAGCTCTACAAATAACAAAGTCTTGTTACTTATTCTATCAATAATGAATGTTTCTTTTGGAAACTCGTAAGGGCTCACTCCACTTCCTGTATATTTTTCAAAGGTTCTTCTTCTTGTTACTCTCTGCCCAATTAAAGTTTCCATTTTAAAATTGGCTGCGTTAACTATCTCTCCATTCCAAATAGAGTCCCAAGTACCGTCTTCCATTTCAGTTTTAAAGTCTGCTCCGGTTTTTACAATACTTTCTATATTTGCAACAACCATTGTAGGACGAGCCATGGCTCCGTCGGCTTTTTTCTCGATACCCTCCACCACTATAGGAAGTCCGATATAAGTATTACCGTCAAAAATTACGTCTTTATTTGCGTCCCCATTCTCTAAGTCTTTTCCACCATAAAAATATAAAGTATTATTAGTACCTGTGCCTATCTCTATTTCATAAAGATCTATGAGTCCAGTTGTTACTTCTAAAGACTGGGCATCTGTTGCTATTGTATCGCTCATGGTTCGTATACTCTCTCAAGTGAAGTAGTTACAGAGTAATGATTAGCATTATTAAAAAGAAGATTCCAATTTGATGCAATCACTTTTATTGTTCTTTCATTTGGATTTGTAAAAGTTAAAGTTACCCCGCTATTGATATTCTGTGCTGTATTTACAACTAAAGCTGTTCCGGATATGCTCTCCACAGTGGGTGCAGGACCTGTTGTAACTCCTGTTCCTGTAATCGATGCATTAGGACTTATATTTAGATTATTACCAGGAACATTAGTAAGTACAATTGATGTGCTGCTGCTTACACTAGATGCTGTTACAGCTGTTGCTGTACTAGTTGAATTAGTATCAGGATAAGTGAACTCAAAAGAGGTAACCCCTTTAGTTGAATTAAAAAATGCTATTATATCATCTGCTTCTGCTTTTGTTCTATTTGTAAAAGATAAACTATAAGTTTCCGTAATTGAATTTATTCCATCTACGACTCTTTGTGAATACCCATCACCAAAATCAGACCTCAATATTTTAGGAGAACTTGATTGAGTTAATGACTTATCTGGGACTACTTTTGTTGCAGTAATATTTGTTGCTATAAATCCTATAGCCATTATGATACTCCATAAGGGTTAAGAATGCCCCCTGAACGTTTTTGATACTGTAATTCTTCTTGTACAGCTCTTGATACTGCTTTACCTAAAGTTTCGCCTTGAGTGCTGTCGGAAGTGCTGGTTTCGTCACTATTTCCATTCTTATCAATATTTACATTAATAGAGACATTATTTTGTGTTCCCATTCCCCCTCCGCCTTTCATTTCAACAGGAATATGTTTATTTTGTCCTAAAGGTATTACTGCTTCTGTACCGTGTAACATTGCGGGGTAGCCTGCATCTCGTCCCCGTGCAATTCCACCTCTACGATAACCTCTGCCGTGGTCTGGCTCAAAAATACCTCCACCCCTTGCGTACATCAAACCAGGGTCTAGTTGCGGCATATCAGTCATCCCTAAAGAAGGACTTGCCGAAGCACCCATGAAGCCGCCTAATAACGCTGTCAAAGCTTGAGCTACTAGCATCCTACTAATAAGTTGTGCTATCATGGTTAACATACTTTTTGCCATGTCTTTAAAAGCGTCTTTTGCGCTTCTAGTTCCATCAATTAGACCGGCAAAAGCATCCTCAAAACCTTTATAGAGACCATCAGTAACTACTTGTCCAATTTGACCAATAGTACTCATTTCTTTTTGAGTTTTTACTAGTTTCGCATTTAAAGTGTCTGCCTCTTGTTCTGCTTTCTTGGTGGCGTCCGACATGTCGTCCAGAGTTTTACCCCCAAATAATTTAGTTCGAGATCCGGGATCTTCTTGAAACATTCTTTCGTCGGCTTGTGCGTCTCTAAGGTTCTGCATGGCCCTGTCGGCCTCGGCTTGAGCTTTATCTATCGTATCCTGCTGTGACAAGAAGTCGTTATAGCCTTTAGGAAGAAACGTTCCTTCTCGTCGAAGCGCCCTCAGTGCTATTTCTTGCAGTTTGTTGTCTATTCTTTCAAGCTCATCTCTGGCTGCTCTTAAACGATCAATGTAAGCTTCTAATCCCCCAGTGTTACCGAAAACCTTATCTAAGTCTTTCTGAGCATCGGTTAATTTACCAGTTCTCTCTGCTGTTTCTATCAGCTCTATACCTTGGTCTCTTAAAACCTCCAAGAACTCTAATTGTTGGCTTTTTGTCTTCCCAGACAGTTGACTTAAGTTGTTTAAAGCATCACTAAAAGCATTAGTTTTTGCTGCAAAATCTCTATTTTCAATTTCGATACCTTCTATTAGGGCTGAGTTTCCATCTCTGATTGCTTGTACAATGTCGAGACCAAGTGCTTTTAGCTGCTCCTCTTTAAGTCCTTTTACTACATTCTCTAAGGCTTCTTTTCGTTGCTGAGGACTAAAGGATTTATCTTGCGCTTCTTTTACTTGCTCCGCTATTTGAAGAGTACTTATAGTGGTTGCTTTTACCAGATCTCTTTTTGCACCCGCAGGCAGCTTAGCTATACCTTTAAGAGCATTTTTTAAGTCTTCTCCTGCCGTCTCTGCTGTTTCCTTAAGATTTTCTAAGTTTTTATCAACTGCTTTTATAGCATCATTTGCTTCTTCAATTTTTTCAAACTCTTTTAGTTTACCCGCAACCATATCCATTTCAAGTAATCGCTGCTCTAAACCGTCTGCAAAAGTAACTTGTCCTATAAAAACTTCGCCTTCTTCTAAACCAATTAACTTTTTAACTCTATCAGGGAGTTTATTAAGTAAAGCATTTATACCGTCGATAACAAGATTAACACCAAACTGTACGCCCTTTGCTATACCAGCTATAAAGCTTATAAAATTCTTAAGCACAGTTGCAGGTGCTTCAGCCATTTGTTTTAAGCCAGTTAAAACTGTACCAACTACAGCAAGAACTACAGTAGCTTTTCCAGCCATACTAAAAGCTTTCGCAGCTCCTCTTGCTACTTTGGTCGCTAGACGATAAGGAGCAATAATTGCTGTTTTAATACTTTTTCCGAGTATTTTTGTTCCTCGTGTTGCCTTTCCGTAACCCGACTGTAAAACTTGAAAAAAGGTTCTTGAGGTTCTTTGACTTTGCTCAAAAGAAGATTTAAAATGCTTAAATCTTTTTATATCTTCTCCTTTAAAAATTCCACTTACAATTTTACCGTGCTTTTTATATTGTGCCTCTGCTCTGTCCAAGGCTGCTTGTAGTTTTTTTGCGTCTCCTCTTCCTAGCGTTTCGCCTCTTGCTACTTTTCCTACTATTTTACTTTTGCTTCCTCCTTCAACAAGCTGCTTTGCAATTCCAGTGGTTTTCTTTAAAGCTTTGTCTTTAATATCCGCTAGAGTTCTTTTCGTTTCCTTTAGCTTCGCATTATAGGCGGACCAGTCATCTATAGCATCCATTACGCCTGCGCTAGAACCCTTTCCAAAATCTAATACTTTATCGGTTAGTTCTTGTACACCGGGAATGCTTTTAATTATTGAAGCCGCTAATAGGCCAAAAATTACAGCAGCTAATTTTGCGTTTTCAGCTAAGAAATTTGCAAGAGTATTAAATGCAGGAAGAAAAAATTCAGTAACTTGCTTTACTATTTCTTCGAAGGTTTTTTGAAGTCTAACATAGGGATTTTGAATTGCATCTGCCTCTCCAAACTGTTCATTTAACTGTCGTTGAGTTTCGAGTAATACTGCTTGGCTTCTCTCAAAAGTTGTTAAATCTTTTGCATTTTTTCCTATGGCTTCTCCATATCGTTGCGTTGCTTCTTCAAGTCTTAATGTTATACCTAATTCGTCTAAAAGTTCTGGTTCTGCTTTTGATGCACCTCGAACAAGTCTATCAAAAGCATCCTCGAAACCAACGCCTAATGCTGCAGAAGCTTTTTGTGCTCCAACAGCTAAATCTTCCATTTGCTTGCCTGAGAAACCTTTTGCAACTCCAATAGCAGTTGCTGCAGCTGCTTCTCTAAAGCCCAGCATTCCTCCTGATGCTTCTTGTAATCTTTTTGTTAGAGTACCCATTGCAGTACCTGTACTGGCTGCAAAAGATTTTTGACTCTTCTCTAAGTTTGCGACATCTGCCGCTCGTTTAAAGAAATTAAATGCCGCAGTCAGGGCAAAGACATTAGCTGCAAGAGTTGCATAGGCGGGAACAAGACCTCCCGATATGCCTTGCATCATTTTTGCATTGTTTTTCGTAGAGTTTGCAGAAGTTTGTGCAGCACCTTTTAATCTTCGGTCTGAAGTTTGAGCAGCTCTGCCCATTCTTTCTAAGCCGTCTGCAGCACCTTGAGCACCTAAACCAACTTTTTTGGTAGTGCCCTTATCATCTACCTTTACGTCTACTGTGACCTTATCTTTTGCCATTATCCCTGCACATTATGGGTGTAAGTTTTACCTCCACCGCTTTTTCGTTCGTCTTTTTTACGTCTTCTCTCTTGCTCTTCCATTCGTTTCTTTTGAATAAAACTATCATATATCTTCATGAAGTATAAAATTTCTTGAGGATTGTCAATTTCATATAGACTAAACAGTTGGTCTGTTTCTATCCAGTTTTTCCCCATGTAAGTACCAGACATTCCCTCCCATCTTTCTGAAACTAAATCAGACATAAAAAATGCCATTTGAACTTCCTCTGGAAAAGCAGAGGCTTCAAGTGGCATTCTTTTTGGGTCAGGTTCTTCACCTAGCTGTTCACATATACGTAGGTACTTTTCTACATCAATAGTTGATGCCTCATTTACATAACGCTCAAGTAGCTTAATTATTTCTGCTACTTGTTCCTCGTAAAATTTTCAAGGTCACCGACCATTTCCGTAACCCAAGAATCAAAATCAGACCCGTTTTGCATTAACGTTTCTGCATTGTCTTGTGTATATGGCAGTTCATCATCAGGATCAAACTGAGAAACATCCACCAAAAGAAGCTCTTCTAAGTATGAATATTTTAATCCTTTCCATCCTTTAATAACTGCTGCTGAGTATTCTACTAAAAATTTATCATCATCTAACTCTTCTACGGGTTGACGTGTTTTTTTATCCCACCGTGTTGATAAACATTTTTTCCTAAGTTTTAAAAGACCTTCCCTTGCCAGAAAACATAAATCTACTGTAAAACCTTCATACCCTGGATAATCAAAGGTAATTGTTTTGCTTGGAGTCATTAGACTCTTTAATGGAACTGGCTCTTTCTTAGGTGCTGTTTTTGTATCGGTCATTTTAGATAAATCCTTATTTATAAAAGTAAATTATACGGGAAAAGACAATAAATGTCAAGAATTATTTTTGTAGGGTGAGTGAAAAAAGGGGCCGAAGCCCCTTTCCCCTTTATGCGTAATCGTCTACTGGGAAGTAGGTGATTGCACTAACTTCGTCGGCTGTTCCGAAGTCTGTCGGAAGTGCGGTAAAGTTTGTTTCTAGCGATAGAACGTCCTCTATCGAGTGAGTTGGTACTTCAATGTGTGCTGTCGGGAACGCAATCTTTAGTGCAGGTTCATTACTACCTGAAGTTGCTGCAGTTGCGCCACCAATATCCATTGTTACTTTAAATTTGTTCACAACTTTGGACATTGCACCAGTACCTACTAAGTCATTAAAGAACTGTCGTGAAGTACCTGACGTAATATCTGCGTCCTCCAGAGTTAAGTAACAAGTAGCGTTACCAGTAGCAGCTCGGTTTCCAGTTACGTGTTCGAGCGGCTTGTTAATTGCACCTAATTCTTCCGGTACTAAGTATGTTACATTGTTTCCAAGTGTAAAACTTCCACCTGTCAGTACAAGGCTGTACTTACCATTACATGCTACTAGATTACTTGCACTAAACGACCCCGAAGCCGCGGACGTATTCAATGCACCAATAGTAAATGTATTAGTAGCAACTGCTGTAATAGTATGAGCAATATTTTGAAGAACATCAGTTCCTCCAGACGTTATTGCACAAGTACCTGTTATAAATACTACATCGCCCACTTTAAATCCGTGTGCTGCTGCAGTAGCAACCGCAGGATTAGCTTTAGTAAGTCCTGTAATTGACACAGAGTTTCCTGGAAAAATTGTCGGAGTTTTATCACTGTTGTCTGCTGCTTCAATATCTACAGAAGTTAGTCGGTTTCGAATAAAGTTCTTAGTACTAGTAGTACCTTCATCGATTGCTTGGGTGACATTTGCTGTTCCAAGCTGGCCGCTTCCTGGCAAAGATTTAATTAAGTGAATTGCTCTACCTGCTGCATTGGCGGTATCAATAAAGATGTCACCAACAACCATTGTAGAACCATCTTTAGTTGCATTACCTACAGTAGGTCGAACACTATTAATAATAACTGAGCCTGAATGATCTTGAATTTCTTTAGCAAACCCGCTCCAGTTAAGAGTAGCAATACCATCAACATCAAAGTCTACAGAAACTTCGTTTACAACCGCTTCTGGCATACGATATACAAGAGGGTTGGAAGTAGCTGTATCAATTACGAAAAAGATGGTGAAACCTGTCAATGCCGCTCTGTTAGATTCAGCAATACTAATTACCGAGGTTGCGGCTGCTGGTGTAATAACTTCACCGCCCGAAACCGCAGGGTTTGTAGCTCGGGTAAAGCCACTTCCTGTTGTATAAGTATCTGCGCCAAACATAGCTGCCCACAAACACTCTTCTACCGCATGGGTTTCGGTAGCATCAGAGGCTGCTCGCGTTCCCGCAGGAGTAGCAGAGCCAGCTTTAGATACAAAAGGACGAATATATGTTGAAAAAGACCATTCGGCAGGTGCCAATGAGTCTGTAAACATACGACGACCTCGTCTACTGATACCTGCTGTACTTTCCATTTCCGCGAGAGTTATCTCAGAAGTATTTGTAGTTTGCGAGAAGCTGTATCCATCAAGTACGGGAACTTCCCACAGTTCACCCTTACCTAAATTCGCAGCTGCCTCTGTATTATCAGCAACGTTACGAAATTGTATGAACATTCTCGTATCACGGCTAAAATATAGTTGTTGTGCCATGGATTATCTCCTATGAACTTGAAAAGACAGGGTCGTGAACGTTTGTTCGTGCCCGTATTTTCTAATAACGAACCTCTATAAGTATTTCTCCTACCCCTAGAGGATCTAGTACACCTTCATCAGTATCTATACTAACTATAGTGATTTGTTGAGTATGCTGCTCTAGCCCATTTCTATCAAAGTATTGTAACCTACCATTTTCTTCTATTACGGTTTCTACATCTTCTAGCAGCTCGTCTAAAGCAGTAACTGAATCTTCTTGATTTACATAACAGCGAACTGTTACATTCAAAAATCTATCTTTATAGCCTCCTGTTTGGTATTCCCTTGTTTCACCTCCTGCATTTAAATGTACTGCGGGAAACTCTTCAACTTCGTCCCAAAACTTTAACCGAGGACTTGTTTCAGCAATTGATTGATGGTATAATCCTCTCCCATCAATTTCACCGATTTTTTTGGCTAATGCGGTTGTGATTCCTGCTCTTCGAGAGGTATACTGCCTTTCATTTGCCATTATAATCTCCTAGTATAAAATCTTCCTAATGCCATATTTGCAGCGACTTCTCTTATAGAAGTATCTATCAATCTTCTTGGATCCCTTTCGCGGCTGGCCCAAGGAGCGCTACCTTCGCCCTGTTCAAAAACTTGATACGGGTCTTTTTGATATTTATAGCCAAAACTAGGAAACCCTCTTTTTGTGCTAATAACATTCATTATCTCTACACTTTCTGCAAATCTACCGCTTCTACTTTCCAATGCAGGAGATCGCATATTCTTTTTTACTACATCTGGCAACCTTTTATTAAGTATAGCTAAAAGAGAAAACATACTCCCCGAGCTTTTAGTATCAAACATAGGAAGTTTAACTTTTTCCGTATCTTTAAAAGGCTTTGCTCTTGTTGTCTTTGCCTTCTTTTTCTTTCCCTCTGTTTTTGTAGTACCAGTCTTTACTTTTTTAGCTTTAAAGGTTGCTCTTATCTTCTTATTTTTTGCTGCTGCTTTTCCAAAAGGGTTTAAAACAGTTTTTCTAACCCGTTCTTTCTTAGAGTCTGAACCTTTTTGGTCATAAAATGTTTCTGCGCCTAATCTATCTAATAATGTTTGTAGATCTTTTGTTAGTTGTAGAATAATATCTTTTTCTGATCCTCCACCCTTTGCTTTGTTCAGTCTACTACTTTCCAAAGAGACGGATAAAGTATCAATAGGATCTCTTGCATTTTTTACAAGTTTAATTTTTAAATCGCCTAATAAACTTTTTAATACCTTTTTACTGTCAGAGTTTAGTCCTGTACCAAACTGAAATAAGGCATCCTCTACTGCTTGTTGTCTTTGCTCCGAAACAGCAGAGCCCGCATCATGACCAATATCTAAAAAGTTACTCGTAGGAGCAGCTATCTGACTTTTTGTTCTGCCCGAATTAAGTACTTTTATTTGAGCTTTTATTTGATCTATTAAGTTTTTTTGGTGTTTTGCTTTTATTCGTCTAAAAGTTGCAAATACACTCGTAGTATTTGTGCCTTGGTTTGCAAGAACAAAACTAAACCTTCTTGGGCCTCCCTCAATACCTGTTACTTCTGTTTTGGTGGCTTTATAATTTTTAAACTCGTTGTAGAGTCCTTGACACATTAAAGGAACTTCTGTTTCAATTATAGTATTTAAACTTTTTGCTAGCTTTCCTTTTTTATCGCCTGCTCCTCTAGCTATTAGCTCTCTCTTTACTTGAGTTTTAATTCTTTGTTCGCTAATATGTATATGGTGGTCTAGCTTGTCCGAAATTTCTTTTCGGTACGAAGGAGAAGTATCCTTCAGTCTTTTTTCTAAAAGCGCTTGTAATTTTGATAAGTCTGCTTTTGCCATTAAAAGTTTTTATATAAGTCTAAGACTCTCTTAATGTGATCTGGAAAAGAGACATTATTGTTTTGGGTACTACTTGAAGGATTTTGTAAACTTGCACCCGCTATAGACTGTCTTTGCTTGTGCTCGTCCTTTAAGTAGTAAGTAACTAAATCAATAACTGCGAGCTTTAAATCTGTAGGTATTACATCATATCCTGCGGTATACACTACCTTTACTGTTTCTACTCCTACAGGCCAATTTCTGTAGCCTGCACTTGTAGTTCTGTATACACAGTCTGTTGCCTTATTTAAGGCATACTCTTGAGACCCTGTAGTAAGAGTTTTAAGAGTTCCCCCATATGTTGTAGCCTCTTGTACACTTACAATATTATTTACGGGACTTTCTGTTAATTGAACTATATAAGTACCCCAATCAATAGTAAAAGTCTCTGTTTTATTTGAAGAATAAAAATCTACAAAACTGTTTCCGCAATAAGTTTTTACTAATTGACTTACTGAAGGTATTAATACATTCAGACGAGCATCATCTTTTGGTTGAGATATGCCCTCTGCTGTTTTATACTGCTGTAATGTTATTAAGTCAGCCATAAGTAAATTAGTAAAAACTTAGGGGAGGAAATCCTCCCCCAGTTTCCATGATTACCAAGGTAATCAGTCGTATCAATTACTGATACTCGATTCGTACTGCAGGCTCATTGTTAGTTGTGCCAGCAACCAACTCGTTAAATCCGAGAGATTGTGCGGCAACAATGGCTGTGCGCTGACCCGCTACTTCGTAGTCGGTCTCAATGCTAACACCCTTCAGTCGAGGTACAACATAGTTGCGTACGTTTACGGCAACAGCAGCGGTTCCTGCAAAGGCTCCACCTTCCTTCGTACCTTGAGCAAGTGCATCAGTAGCAATTACAGGTGATCCGTAAATGCTTCCAACTTGACCAACCAGCTTCATTGCTGTGTCGGAACCAACTTCTGACACATCCTGGAATGCGGCATCGGCAATAAGGTTGTAGTACTGGTCAATACCAACGATGTATGCAACATCAGTAGGGCTCATACCATACTTGCCCATCTCAGATCGGATGGAAAGCAAGTTTGCGCCTGTGATTGCATCGGAAGTACCAGATGCATCAGGATCAGTTACAAGAGCAGAATCTGCTGCGAGGAAAGATCCAGAACCGTCAGTACCAGCTCCACCAACAAGACCTACGAAAGAAGAGTTTCCAACCATAATGGCTGAATCAATTGCTTTCGCATGTGCTCTTGCAAGAGCGGAAGTAATGATAGGAAGAACGCTAATTACAACCTGCTCATCAGTATCGTTAGCAATAAACGTACCTGATACAAGTCTGTAAGCCTGTAACAACACGCGGTTAACGTTGTAGTTGTTATCAGTAGCACCAGCTTCTTCTAACAGGTTACCCGCAGTTTCCAAACCAGTGTTGTTCCAGTTTGCGTTCTCAGTATCGGGTGCGATGGGTAGTACAGTTGCACCAGATGCTACAGCGATTTCGCGGAAGAGAGGAGCAACCTTCTGCTCAAGTCTTACTTCCTCTTCAAAAGCTGCAGAAACATTTACGTCGATACCAGCTGCGCTAGTAGCATCGTAAGTTACGCCGGCTTTTTGTAATACTTCTTTACCAAAGCCAGTATCCCACCCTTTACGAGTAATTTTACCAAGAATATGAGCTTGGAGGAAATCCTTGCCAAACTTGGTTAGGTCGCCGCGATCACGATCGGAAAAAACACGCTTAGAATCACGCATCTTTTCAATTTCTTCGGCTTTTTCTTTGAGGTCGGCTTCATGCTGCTTGATGACTTCATCCATCTTAGCATCTTTTTCTGCCAACTTAGCCTCAACATCAGAAAGCAAACGCTCAGTTCCAGACTCAACGCCTGTAACTATAGCTTGCTTAACTTCTGTTTCTTGCTGAGCTTTAGCTTCTGCTTCCGCAGTAGCTTTTTCTTCAGCCTCTTTTTGTACAGCCTCATCGGCTGCTTTTTGCTCGGCTTGCTTCATGGCTATCTTAGCAGCAGTTTCCTCAGCTACTT